CGTGGTAACTCCGAACTTTCTGCAAAGATCCGTAAGTTGGCCATGGACCGTGGCGGTATTGTGATGGTTGTTATTCCGGAGGTGGAGGTTTTTCACGACTATGACAAAGTATCCCGCCTATATTGTCCCAATGGTGCTCTTATAGAGCTTGACCGCAAGGATGGTAGCGGCCAGGTAATATTCAAAGGAGAAACAGTGAAGACTTACGAGCATGTAATGGTTTCGGAAATTGACCACATAAAAGCGTTTGCATCTGCATTGAGATAGGAGGTGACTATGTTGGTGTATTACGGTAACATACAGTGTATTTCTGCACGCGAGCTCATAGATAAAGGCTATATCACCAAGTCCTGTTATGACAATTGGGTGAACCGTGGCCGTATCAAGGTTGTGCGCCGTGGTGGAGGTGCTGCTGGAAATTGCGCGTTGGTCGCCCTCAATAGTCTGCCTACCGATTGCCTGGAACGGGTGAAGGAAGACAACCCCGGAGGAACAGAGCAGGCACTTCGCCACTGGATACTATCAAACTATGTGCTGGACCAGGCTGCAGTAGCTTATTTCTTGGATTGGGCTGCCCATTCTTCCAGCAACAGAGCTACAGACGAACTTGCCCGGAAATATGCGGTGAATGCTTCAGTTCTGAATACTTGTATCAAGCTTTATAACAGAAGCAATGATTACCGTAAACTGATGGGTGAAAAATATAACTGGGACATGATGGCCACCACCATCGAGACCCTACGCGAAGACTTTGGTCATGATCTTCCTGCCAGTACCCTTCGTTTCCGCAAGAAAGTGAACGAATATAAGCAATACGGTTATGAATGTTTGATAACCGGAAAATTCGGCAACCAGAACAAACGGAAGGTAACTCACATGGACGAACGCCTGGTGATGAGTTTGAAAGTACTTCCCAACCAACCATACGGCAGTGATGTGCATGAAATGTATCTGTCGTTTGTATGCGGTGAACTGGAAGTATGGGATCTGGAAACAGGAGAGATATTCAATCCGGAAAACTTTACGGATAAGAACGGGGAACCGAAAGAACTGAGCGAAAGCACTATCCGGAACATACTGAACAACCCGGCAAGCCAGCTGCTGATAGAAAAAGCCTTGCGTGGACGTATGGAATTCTATCATGAGCAAATGCCGCACATGCACCGCCATGGTGGTAAGTTCTCCCTGTCACAAATAACGATGGATGACGTGGATTTGCCGCGTCGGATGAAAGGCGGCGAGTATGTGCATGCCTATTATGCTTATGATGTGGTGAGCCAGTGCCGTATCGGGCTGGCCTACGGGCGGGATAAGGATGATGCCTTGGTAGTGGACTGTTTTCGTGATATGTTCCGGCTCATCGAACGCAACGGATGGGGTATTCCAGCCGGTATTGAGGTGGAGCAGCACTTGATGAGCAAGTATAAAGAAGGATTCCTGAAGGCAGGTGAGGTATTTAAGTTTGTGCATTTCTGTGCCCCACAGAACTCACAGGAGAAATATGCTGAAGCTCTGAACGGTGCGTTCAAGACAACCATAGCACATAAGAACCATGAAGCCATTGGCCGCTGGCATAACAAAGGTGCACGGCGGGTGGACCAGAAGAAAGTGAGTGACAGCAGCAACCACACCTGGGAAGACAGAAAGTATTATACGTTTGAAGAGCTTGTGGCGGACGACCGGCGCGATTGTGAAGAATGGAACAATACGCTTCACCCCAATCAAAAGAAATATCCCGGAATGACCCGTTGGGATGTGCTCGTAGCCAAAATCAATCCGACCCTTCGACCGCTTGATAAACTGACCTTGAGCAGATATATCGGAGAAAAGGTAGATACCAGTATTCGTAGAAATTCCACAGTACGTGTGGCAAATGCGGACTGGTGGCTGAGCGGTCCGGAAGTGCTGGAGCAGCTGGAACCAAACAACCGCAAGGTGACGGCTTACTATCTGCCGGATGAAGAGGGCAAGCCTACGGATGTCTTCCTGTACCAGAACGACCGCTACCTTGACAAGGTTCGTCCGGTAGTGACTTACAACCGGGTGATGGCAGAACAGACCGAAGAAGACCGGGTAGCCTATACAGAGCAAAACAAAGTTCTGAGTCATTTCAGCAAATACCTCAATGACCACGCCATCGGAAAGGTGGGAACCGGTACACCGGATCAGCCAACGGATGACCCGGAAGAGGAACTGGAACTTCCCCCGGTGGAACTATCCGATGATTTGCCAGCCGAATTGTCGGCAGATCCGGAATCAGATTATGAATGGCACTCCGGAATAAGCGAGGCAATGAGGGCCATCAGTGACATGTAAGAATAGAATTAGAACAACATTAAAACAGCGTTAGAATTATGATTACAGAAGCGCAAAAACAGAAGATTTTAGCAGCGATAGCTGCCAACCGTGCGAACTATCCCAGTGATGCCAAGCATGCTGCCTCTTTAGCCATCAGTACATCTGTGTACAGTGCAATCAAGAACGGACAGACAGACAAAGCCCTGAGCGATGCCAACTGGATAAGCATTGCCCGCAAATTAGGGGTGAACCTCCGTGGTGAAATGGAATGGAAAGCAGCCAAGACCCCGACCTTTGAATATATAACTGCCCAGCTGGAGTTCTCACAGCAGTCCAGTCTGTCGGGCATCTTGTGCGACATGCCCAATATCGGCAAGACTTTCACGGCACGTTATTATGTGCAAAGCCACAAGAATGCCGTTTATATCGACTGCTCGCAGGTAAAGACAAAATTGAAGTTGGTACGCAAGATTGCTGCAGAGTTTGGTGTGGACAGCAAGGGGAAGTATTCTGATGTGTATGAAGACCTGGTATATTACCTCCGTTCGATGGAAACCCCGCTTATCATCCTCGATGAAGCAGGCGACCTGCAGTATGAAGCTTTCCTGGAACTGAAGGCCTTATGGAATGCCACTGAGCGCTGCTGCGCCTGGTATATGATGGGGGCAGACGGATTGAAAGAGAAAATCAACCGGTCCATAGAATGTAAGAAGGTGGGCTATACCGAAATGTTGAGCCGTTATGGTGACCGGTACAGCAAGGTGACTCCGGATGATGGAAAGGAGCGCGAACAGTTCTTGAACAACCAGGCACGTATTGTAGCCAAGGTAAATGCTCCTGCGGGGGCTGATATAGCCCAGATTGTACGGAAGACATGCGGTGGTTTGAGAAGAGTCTATACCGAGATTGAGAAACTTAAAATGACAGCGGAATAATGAAGCGTGCGTACAGTCCGAAGGAAATAGCCGCCAAGAAATGGGTTACTCTGCCGTGGGATGAGAAATGGAGCAAACCTTTCGGGTTCCCGGCAGAGAACGCTTCGTGGTTCATCAGCGGTGCCAGTGCCAGTGGGAAAAGCAGCTTTGTGATGCAACTTGGAAAGGAACTGTGCAACTATGGGACGGTGCTGTACATGAGTTACGAAGAGAAAATCAACCAAAGCTTCCAACGGCGTATGGGTTATCTGAAGATGAATGAGGTGCAGGGTAAATTTCGTGTGGTGACAGAAGGCAGTCTGGAGGAAGTGATTGCCAGACTGAAAAAACCGAAAAGCCCGAAGTTTATCATCATCGATTCCTTTCAGGTGGCCGGATGGGATTATCCGCAGGCTGTGGAACTGATGGAAACCTTTCCGAAGAAATGTTTCATCTGGATCAGCCAGGAAAAGAAAAGCCAGCCGATGGGTGGCGGTGCAGTAAGATTGAAATATATCTGTGATATGAAGATTCGGGTGGTCGGTTATAAAGCTTATTGTCAAGGACGCGCCATTGGAGACCCGGGAAGCTATTATGTGGTATGGGAAGACGGAATCATTCAAACAAGTAATAATTTACCAAAATGATTATGGATAATAACGAGAAGGCTTTTGAAAGCTACACCGGAACTGAAGTGTTCCAGATACTGCTGGACGGAAATTCCAGCCGGTCCGTATTGGATGACTGGCTGGAGCGAAACATCCAAAGCGACTTAAAAGTGAGAAGAGCGAAAATGCCCGGTCATGTCGTAATAGAAACGGGTGATGTCTTGTTTGCACGTAATGTGCTGATATGGAATCCAAGTTGTAAAGTAAACATTAAAAAGATTTGAAGTGATGGAAAAGAAAGAAGAAAAGAAAGTGTGCTGCATCTGCGGCAAAGAGTATGAGGGCTACGGATACAATCCGTTCCCGGTGAAAGAAGAAGGCTGCTGCTGCCAATCGTGCAACTACAGTGTGGTCGTTCCGGAACGGTGGGAACGGCACAAGGCTTATCAGCGCGGTGAGGCGACCGGTGCCGGGAAGGTGTACATCAGCGGAGCTATCGCGCATTATGACATGGATGAGCGCAAGGAAGCCTTCAGCCGTGCCGAGGAGGAACTGAAGGCACAAGGCTATGACCCTGTAAACCCTTTCAGGAACGGATTGCCGGATGAAGCTCATTGGAGAGCCCACATGCGGGCCGACATTGCCCTGTTGCTGGCTTGTGACTATATCTATATGCTGAAGGACTGGGAACTGAGCAAGGGAGCCAAACTGGAACTTGACGTGGCCAGTTCGTGTGGCATTAAAGTGTTGTTTGAATAAAATTAGTCGATATGGGAAAAATAAAAATGGAAACCGGTGTTGTGGTGATGAAGTTGACCGCTACGGTATATAGAGGAACAATTCGTGAAATCCAATCCTCACGCATAGGTTTTTGCGGGGAGTACAATAAAGAAATACTTTCTAAAATGGGTGATGAGTTCAAAAAGATATTTGCTAAGCAAATTGAGGCTGAATACAAAGGTAAATCAGTGAAGCCGGATAAGATAATTTATCGTGTCAGTACCAAATCAACGGAATGTGAAATGATTCTTAATGGTAAATGACATGGCACAGGAAGTAACCAATTTCGCCCGGTTCTACACATTGTTCAACAAGCTTCCCTGTACAGGAGACCGGGAAGAATTCAAGAAAAGCATTGTGCTGCAGTACACGTGGAACCGGACGGACAGTCTGAAGGAAATGACAGCCAAGGAGTATGAAGCCTGCTGTACGGCTCTGGAGAAGCTGAGCGGACAAGACGAATGGCGACAGAAGCTGCGTGAGGAGCTGCGGCGGAAACGGAGTCTCTGTCTGAACCTGATGCAGAAGCTGGGCATAGATACATCCGACTGGGCACGAATCAATGACTTCTGCAGTAATCCCCGAATAGTCGGCAAAGCGTTCAGACAGATTACGGTGGACGAACTGGATGAACTGGCGGTAAAGCTTCGGTCCATACAACGGAAAGGCGGCTTGAAGCCCAGGAAAGAAAAGCAAACGATTAACCCCGTGAGCATGGTATCACTCATTCAGATTGACCCTGATGCTCCGGCAAACTGATAGGATATGGAAAATAGAAACACAAAGATTTTAGAGAATCTGAAAAAGGAAATCAACCTGCTTGCCTCTGATATGGAGAAGCAAGATGCAGCCGAGTTTTATAGTGAACTGGCTGACTGGGCATACGCCAACGGAGAGGCTATGCTGATGGAAGACGAACCTGAAATGCAGGATTATGAAAACCAATAACCCCAAAAAACAAGAATCATGGAAGAAATGAAACAAACGACCGTGGTAATGACGGCAGAGGAAAAGGCGGAATTTGAAGCCTTCCAGAGAGAAAAAGCAAAGAAAGCGGCAGAGGAAAAAGCCAAGAATGACCGCGAAATGTACAAACAGATGGTGGATGAGGAGATAGCAAACTCCATTCCGGTACTGCTGGGCATCAGTGAGCAGATCAAGGCAAGCAAGCAGACTGTGATGGACAACTTCAAAACCATTCTGGAAATGAAGGCAGACCTTTTCAAGACCAAGGTGAAGGATGACCAGCGCAGCCATACCTTTACTAACAGTGAAGGCGACAAACGAATCACGCTGGGTGTGTATGTGACCGACGGTTACCGTGACACGGTGGAAGACGGTATAGCCATTGTGAAGGAATACATCGAAGGTCTGGCCAAAGATGAAAAGACCAAGGCACTGGTGAGCATGGTGCTTCGTCTGTTGGCCCGTGATGCCAAGGGAACGCTGAAGGCTTCACGCATCGTGCAGCTTCGCAAAGTGGCCATGGAAACCGGAGATGACCGTTTCATTGAAGGTGTGCGTATCATTGAGGAAGCCTACCAGCCGGAAGTGAGCAAACAGTTTATCCGTGCTGAAATCAAAAACGAAAACGGAATGTGGAAACCTATCCCTCTGGGAATGACAGAATCATAAATAATAGAACTATGATACAAGAAGTGGAGAAATCTCCGAAAGTAGCCCTGTGCCGTGCTTGCTACGGTACAGGTAAAGTAAAGAAAGTTGTAGAATATCCCTCTCGGATCTTTGGAAAGAAGCGAAGCGAAACCGTTGAG